TTTTCAACTTATGTAGATGATGAAAAAGAGAAGAAGGCATTAGTAACAAAAGCACCAATGGGAATGTATAATAGAGAATACATTTTACAAAAAAGATTTAATGAATCTATAATAAAATATGTTGATATTGATTTTATGAAGAGAACAGAAGGAGAAAACACTAAAATGCTTATATGCACTTGGCATTTTGGCTATCATTATTGTCAACATAATGATAATGTAAGCGGAAGAAAAGAATTATTGGGCAACTCGATTGAGACCCAGAGGAGAAAAGATGTATAAATTCGTATCAGAAAAAAGGAAAGTAAATTTTGAAGGCTGTAAATTTGATTGTTTTTCGTTTCAAACATCAGAAAAAGATGTTGCTAAAAAGTTAAGAGATTCAAAATTTTATGGTAAAGGTTTTTTTGAAATTGATTTCGATAAAAAAATTGGAGGTTTAAAATTAGTTAAGAATGATGTATCAAGACTTTCAGTAGAGGAATTAGAAGATATATTAGCAAAGAAAAAAGCAAAAGTTGAAGTTAATAAAGAAACAGGTAAATATGATATGCCTTATTTTCAATTATTAGCTTTTGCTAAAACAAAGGGGTTTGTTCAGAAACAGGGCAATCCCAAAAAGAACGAATTAGTCGCATATTTAGAAGGATTGGAGAGTGGCGGATAAAACAATTCTCACGGTCGGTTTACATAAAAAATTAGAACCAAAATATCGGCACAAACCGCACAATCATCACGAAGCACACGAGAATAATAAATCAGATGAGATGAAAGTTACGGGGCTTGTTGCCGAATATTTGTATAAGGACGATGATAAATCGGTGCAGATAGACTTTCCTGATTCAAGTGGCACACTATCTCTCACAACTGATTTACATAACAGACAACACAATATTGACTCAACTGATGACCATAATGGAGTAAGCGGAGCAACCGAAGGGAATTTTCTATCTTTTGATTCTGATGGATTACCGCAAGATTCTGGTTATAAGAGTAGCGACTATACGAGAGAAGCGGAATATAAAGCGATTACAATTCTTACTGCTGATGAAAATTATTCAGTTTTATCAACTGATAAAACTATTATATATAATATAAATGGAGATAAAACTGTAATTTTACCTGAACTTACATCTGATTATGATGGGAAAGAATATTTTATTAAAAACATTCACGCAACTGGCAGATGCACAGTATCAAAGAACGGAACAGGAGTAGATACGATTGACGGTGCTACTTCAATTCAATTATTTTCGCAATATGAATATATCGTTATAATTGGAGATAATACAAACTCGATGTGGCATATCAAATCAGCTAATTATTAGGAGAAATTATGGCAACTACATCATATAAAATATCAGATGCAGTAACAGAGATATGTAAGAGAATGAATGACCCGAATTTAACTAAATATGCTGTATCGGATTATACGGGTAGGGCATTAGATAAATTTTATGAAGCAATTGAGGAAATGATAGATAATAATACCAGGTATTCGCTTAACCCTTATCGAGATTATCCGGGATTGATAGGCAGTGAAGAAGTAAAGATAGGCGGTGCTTCTGATGAAAATGGCGAATATGATCTATCCGAACTTACTAATTATCAGGAATTACTTCGAGACCCTTATGTAAATCCTGATTCTGATAATGATCAACTTCCCTATACAATTAAGAAAATATCTAAATATTATCCTGAATATTATACTCATAACGAAAACTCAAGTGATGTATTTTTCACTCCGATAATTGATACAGACACAGAAAGAGGATATTACGAAGATGGTTTCAAACTTTACTTTTTCCCTAAATCCGGGACCGGTGAACAAGATTATTATGTAACTCTTGAATATCTTAAATTTCTTGATATTGATAATTACGACAAAGACACAGAATTATTATATACATTAGAAGAAAAGGGAGGTTTATTCAGTTGGAAATTTATTAGGAAAGCAGAGAGAATGGCAACTGATTTGCTTCTTGAGGAACGGAATAAAAGATGATAAAAGAAAGGATAATTGCTTTTGACGGCTCGATGAATGAAGTCGCTGACTCAAAAATTCTCAAGGATAATATTTCTAATGAGATAATAAATTTTGAGCATAAGGAGAAGGGTATTCTTACAAAAAGAATTGACCCAATGCAGTTTGACAGCAATCTGGAAGATGAATTAACTGGTTCAGGTAAACCTTATGAAGATGGGAAAGTCACTTATATCCCGGAAGATTTATTCTATCCGAGCAAATTACCATCTGATATTTATTCAGAAGATGACTATCTTATCCCAGTTTTTGGCTATGATTTAGACGAAGAATATAAATTATGTCTGTGTTATCGGACAAGTGCTACAACTTGGACTTATGAGCGGATAAAGATAGACGGAATAATTTACTCTGCTTCTTCTGAAATCAGAATTAACTATGCTCCCAATATGATGATAGTATCTGATTATGAAGGTAATAATATAACTCATTATGTTACTATAACTGATGATGGTGATATTGTCTATGATTTGTTACAAATGCCTAGACCTATCAATAAGCCCGTTATCTCTGCTCTTACTGAATATGACCAGTCTCTTTTTGAGGAAGATTCAGAATCTAATTACATTGGCTATACAGGTAATTATCGTTATTATTTTACCATAGTATCAAAGTTTGGAGATGAGAGTAATCCTTCTCCTGCAAGTCAATGGTTCAACTGTCAATTCAATAAATTATCTGATGACCTGATTCCAGAAAGGTGGATAGCAAAGATTGTTTTGAAGGAACTGCAGCTACCTTCAGGAATATCATCTTATGCAGAAGAAATTGCTAAATATTTCAGAATATACAGAGAATCACTTGAGTTTAGTGAAGGTGTGGAAACAACTATTGCAAAATATATCGCAGAAATCGAGATTGCTGAAAAGAAAGGAGAAAATTCTTTTACTGATACAATTGCAATAGTTGATCCAGATAGTCTGCCTACAATGAGTTATGAAAACGATATTGCTCCTATTAGTAAGGATAATTGTTATATTGGTGGAGCAATAGTTCTTGGGGGGATCAAGACTAAAATACAGTTCCCTTTTGATTTTGATTATTATAAGGAAATCATTATTACAAATAATAATGGTAAAACTTTTCAGGAAGGTGTTGTCAGACTGGAAATGGATTATAGTTCCGAAGAATATGACAACGACCCAGACTGGATTTATCTAATGTCAAATAAGGATAAGGTAAGATTTTTTGATACCGACTTATCTACTCCTATTCCTGTTTTAACTAAAAAAAATAATGAATACAATTTTGCTGGATTAACAGACCATATTACCGATAATGAATTTAATACTGCTTGTGGTGTTAATTGGACTTGCGGAGCAAATTGGAGTATTTCTGCTACATATAAATATGCTTCTAATACAACTGAATCATCTGCTACTGATATGAAGGAATCCTCTGCTCTTGTCAGTTCAACAAAGAAGTATATGTTCGTAAAAATGAAGTTTCAGGTTTCTGGTGATTCGTTGCTTTATCCAACAGCAGGTCTCAATGTTTTCGATTATTATTTAATGATTAAAGACGGATCAGGAATAAGAGAAGAAACATTTATAGCATTAACAGATGAATCAACTGATTTTATAATTTCTAAATCTGCTAATTGCACAGTTCCATTATTAGATGATGTTTACTGTTATGGTGCAGGTTCAGGAACGACTATTGTTCAGAATGTTAGAAATGCGGAATTAACGGGTGGGAATTTTTGGACAAATACAGGAAGTTGGACTTTTGATGGTGATTATGCAAGAAATTCTGATTGGATGGAGATACACGGTTCTCCCAATGATTCCTATATTGATGGTGATACAGACCCAGCATTGACTATCGGTAATTATTATTTAGTGACTATTTGCTGTTCTCTCTCTGGCTATCAGGAGAACGAGATATATGTTGCCTTGAATAGTCGTGCCGAATATGGACACGGATTATCGGGTAGCGGAGCAGTTTATGCCTCGTTTTTATTGAAAGCAATAACTGATAATGTTAGAATCTTCAAGACTGGATTGGGGAAACCAATAGTTTATTATTGCAGAGTTTCGGAATTACCAATGAGTGATGCAAACAAACTTACAACATATTTGAATATTCCAAAACTCCCAATTTCAGGCAATAAAAAAATATATCTAACTTACTGTAAATCTGGTGGTTCTGCTGGTGTTACCAGTGATGATTGGCGTTATGATGATAGTGATTATACAAAAGGCGAATATGGTGAATTTCTGGAATATGATGAAAATACGCAGTGGAACGGACAGAAAGTATTTAAACCTATTCAGGTTGAAAATCATAATAGTATTCTATGCTCACCTATGGAAATAGAAGATGATAGTTTGGAAATTTATAATCGTGCCAATATTAATTATAATGGTGGGTTGAATACTGCAAGTTGGGAAACAGGAAATATATCATATCTAAATATTTTTAATAATTACAGGACGATAGGAAGTAAAAATATTATATTGGATTCAGGATCATCAAGCATTTCATTTAATAATATTAGTGGTTTGGAAACATTGCCAAATAAGGGATATGTTTATGGAAGAATAAGATATAAAGGGAGTAATTTGTTTGCTGGTGACGATGCTAATCATATATTTCATTTTAAATACTATGTCCCATCTACTTGGTATCATAGGGGTATAACAATAGGATATACTGGATCAGAATACAGGTGGTCTTTTGCTTCTGATTCTGGGAATACAGATTTTGACAATATTGCAATCCCATTAAGCAGTGGTGTTGATTATTATTATTTTTTACTAATGTCATGGGATATAGAAAAAGAAAAAGTATCTTTATTTGTAATACCTTATGATGATATATTAGACCAATCTTTTGATGGAACAAATTGGTGTGAAGAACTAACCAGTATTGATATTAAAAAAAATGATTTCACTGGATTTGTATTGGGTGATCCTCATGGTGCAGGATATAATAATATTGACGAAATGGGATATGATGAGTTCCAAATCATCAAGAATAAATATTTGAGTGCCGAATCAGATTCAGACAGAATAGCGGTTGGGAATATTGCTAACTTTATGCCTGCTACGGACATAGACCCTATAGGTTACAATTTTACCGATGATTCGGAAAATAACAATATTTCTGGGATATACTCTGAACCTGAGTTGATAGAATACAAAGAGAAACCGAATTGGTTAGCGTATTCAAAATCGCAGGGAATGGTATTTCCTGATATGTATATTAAGAAATGTTTCAGTAATTGTGTGAGGGTAGTTCCTGTTCCTTCATATTTGAAAGGACAGACTCAATATAAGAACACGGTTTTAGTATTCTATCGTAACGGATTTAATGTTTTTGCTCTCGAAGGTTCACCATCAACTTGGGCTGATTCTGTAGAAAATCTAATTCCTGAAAAGAAAAGATTTGGATTGCTATCAGATGATAGTTTATCGGTAACTCCGTATGGTGTTTTATGGTTAAGTGAAGCAGGAGTTATTCTCTGGAATGCTTCCGCACTTAAAAACATCAGCAGAGGCGTAATGGATATACCTCTGAAACAAAACCTGAAAGGGATATATTTGCCTCTTACTCAACAGTATATGCTCCACGAGAACGATTATTCGGAAGAAGAGATGACTCTCACTTTTACAAAAGGACTTCCGGATATTGACGATACAATAACCAGTTCAGCAACAAATTGGAGAACAGAAGGATATAAGGTTGGAAACAGAATATTCATTTCAGGTTCTTTAGTCACTAATGGTGTTTTGACTCTCGATGGTAACGGAGATTATGTAAAATTAAATTCAGGTATATCTACTGCTACACCATTTAGTTTAACTTGTAAATTCAGAATTAATGAAAATGCAACGGGAGAAGATGCAATCATAACGCAGTCTTCAACTATATCAGTTCCTAAAGTAGGTCTATTCATTGATAATGACAATAAAAGATTTATTTGTAATATGGGACTTAACGGAGCTGCTTATGCTGATTGGAATGGATATGAGACTGGTAAATGGCACAGAATAACGATTTGTCTGGTTAATTCAACAACAGTAAAGTTTTGGATTGATGATACATTATTAACAACAACGGGGGTAATAACTTCGACTTCATTATCTTTAAGATATATTGGTATTCAATATCAGGTTCAAGGAGGGTCTCATAATCTTCTTAATGCTTATTATGGTTATCTTAATGATATGGCAATGTATCTTAACGAAGAATTGGATTCGGATGATGTAGCAAATATAGTTGCAACCGATGACCCTACAAGTGGCGGGACAGTTAATCATCGGTGGACTTTTGATACTGATTTTACTGATAGTGGTGATCTTGCCGGAAACGATGGAATTGCTTATGGTGATGCGGCAATAATTGAAACGAGCTTAGAAACGAATAATAATCAAGGATTCACTATAACGGCTATCGATTTAGTAAATCCTTTTAAAATATCGGTTGCGGAATCAGTAACAAACGAATCTTCTGTTTCTGTAACTGTTAGAATGACTAAATCTTATGTATATGATATTCCAGAGAATAAATGGACAACATTTGAAGGTCTTGATATTCTCTATGCCAGTGTTATGAGTGGTGGAGATAGAATTGATAATGTTAATTTGTTCCTTGATTCATATTCTGGAATAGACAAATATCCCGATTATGCTAATGGAAGTCAAACAAGCATACTTGCTACGGTTAAGAAAATAATTGATAATTATTATGCAGATTATGAAGAATTTGAACCTTTTATTACAGGAAGCGGAACTTATGATGTAACTGTTAATGATGACCAGAATAGCGAAAGTCAGAGTTCAAATGATAACGAAATTGTAAACCTGAAAGCTAATCATCTACCTTTTGGATATTTTGGTAATCAGATGGAATTAACTCTAAAGAACTGTAACGAAGTTCATAATGTAGTTCTCGTGTATAATCCGAGACAAACAAGAAGGTAAATTATGGCAACTAATCCATACGATTCTTATCTCCAATATCAGAAAAACAAATTACAGGAAAATCCGTATTTAGGTTCAGCAGGCAGAACAATAAGAGGAGTTGGCGTTCCGATGGGACGAACCTTTACTGAACTTGAGTCATATATGCGGAGAGAAGGAATTGCTCCGAATGTTGCATCTCAAGTTGCAATAGATAAAGCAAGAACTATCGGCGAAGTAACGGGAAGAATAGGTTCGACAGCGAGAGCAAAAGAAATAGAAAGAAAGGATATTCTCGGTGAGAAAATAGCACAAACCCAACTTCAGAGAGATATTTATCAAGAACAATTGGACGAAAGGGAAAAGGCAAAGAAAGAAGGATTTTTGTCGGCAGTTGCTGGTGCGGTAGGAACAGGAATAGGTGCAATTGCTGGAAGGTTTATCCCAGGATTAGGCACAATGGCTGGTGCTCAAATTGGTGGCGGATTAGGTTCTCTTTTTGCGGGTGCAAATTTCAAATCAAGTGGTGATGTAGCAGCTGGTATGATGGGAATGATGGAAGGATTCGGACAAATATCAAAAACCGCAACACAGAAAAAGATAACGGAAGAATTACTCAATATTGTTCCGATGTTTGAGGGTTTAACTACCGAACAAATGCAGCCTTACCTTGCAATGTTGCCAATGCTTCGAGAATCAGGTGGAATAGAAAAATTGTTGGAAATGCTTAAAGAAAATGGTGTAACAGATATTGGTGTTCCACGATAATTATATACCATAAGGATAATACTATGAATGAAAATTTAAGTTTATTACAAAAACTGAAAAATATACAACTTGAGCAAGAGCAAATGAAACAGAGAATATTTGAAGGATTTGCTCAAGGATTACAGCAGATGTATAGTTGGAAGGTTCAGGAAGAGCAAAAAGAAAGACAACCATTTCGGGAAGATATTACTCTTGATGAAGGAATAAAAACAACAAAGAAATTTGATGTTCGAGGCAGACCGACCTATATTAAGACAGAAGAACTGGAAAAGAAAGAACCAAAAGAAAGAAGTCAAGTCAAAACAATTTACGATGAGAAAACCAAAAAAAGAGAAGAGATATACTATCTCAAAGGTATTCCTCATTTTGCTAAAAATGATAAACCATTAACAGCAAAAGATTATGAGAAATATACTTTTGATAAAATTGATAAAGGCGATAATACTAAACTAACTGAACTTACCCCTGAACAGGAAAAATTATTAGATCAAGTTCAAACAGGTGAGATCAGCAGAACAGAGTTTCTTAAAAATATGCTTAAATTAAAAGTAGATTATGATGACCTTATAACCATTGCTAAATATTATTTGCCAGAAGAAAAGATTAAGGAACTAACAGTTAAAGAACAATCAAAAATGCAACAGAAAAAAGATATTATAGAGGAATATGAATTAAAAGATGGCAAATTATATCATAATAATAAACAATTATATCAAGATGAGAAAACAGATGCACCAATGATTAAACGATATTATAATGCTTTAGATGAATATAATGGTTATAGAATCCAGCAGGAAATATTTGAAGCAATGAAAAAACCAGAAAGTAAAGAAGTTGATGAAGAATTTTTAAAATACAAGATGTAATTATGAGTTTATATTTCTATAATAACGAAAGATACAATTTGCCTGATACTTTGGACGCAAAATTTAAGTCTAAATATCCAGAAGCAATACAAGGTTGGTTATACGAATACAACAACGAGAAATTTGCGTTTCCTGATGAGGATGTTGCAAATAGATTTAAACAGAAATATCCTGAATCTAATCTTTTATCTTTCCCTGAACAACAAAAAGACGAGATTAATGTTGAAAATATTAAATCTCAATTATTTAAAACAGATACAGAACTATTATCTCCACAAATGTTGGGAGAGACAAAAAGACAATATGAGCAAATTGAACAGGAACAACTTGATATAGTAAAAGAAAAAGAGTCAGATTGGTCAACTCTTTATAAAAGTCCACTATTAATGATAGAAAGATTATTTGGAGGTAAAGCAAAAACCGTTGGTGCGGGATTTGATGTTAAATCTTCAAAATATCAACAGATGAATTTAGATGATTTTATTAAAGAAAAAAGAATTGAAGGATATGATCCACAAAATAGATTTACGGTTAAACAGTGGCAAAAACTAAAGGATATTACAGTTAGAGATAATAAAGCAATAAGCAAAATATTGAAAATAGTTGGTAATACTATTGATAAAATATTTCCAGAGGATTGGCAAAAACAAGTTCAGGAAGATACTACCCAAAATATTAAATTAAAACATATTTTAGCAAATCCGAAAGCAACAGCAGTGGCTGTTTTAGGAAGGGTAGGAACACAAGTTCCATTGCAAGCAGAGATTTTGTTAGCAAGGGCATTAGGAATTGCAGCTACTACTCCTGTTGGTTTACCTGTATTAGGTGGATTTGTTGCTCCGATTATCTCTATGGGAATGACAGAAGCGGGTTCTTTTTATGAAGAAGGTATTTCAGAACTCGAAAAAATTAGAAAAGAATTTCCAGAATTAGACGATAAGTTTGATTATGAATTTAGAAAAGCATTATATGAAAATTCATTACTTCATGGTGCAATTTCGGGAACAGTTGAATACAGCGGAACAATGATTGGTGCTGGTGGTCAAATGTTAGGGATTAGCCCAACTAAAGAAATGACAAAAGAAATTAGTAATGTTTTAATTAGAAAAACATTCCAATATATCACGGGTGTTGCAGGTGAAGGATTTGAGGAAATATTACAAGAAGGTAGTAATATTCTTTTTATGGTTTCAACAATGAATCAAATTGCTGAAAAATATCCTGAATTAGAGAATTATGTAAATAAATATAAAAAGGAACTTAACACATTAATGAGACTAAAAACCGCTGGTGAATTAGGAATTGAAACATCTGCTTTTATGATTGCCGGTGGACAACTTGCGAATAAATTATTTTATCCTGAATCTCCTGATAATATCGTTTCAGATAATGATTTGGAATTAATGAAAGAAGTTCCGACCGAAATTAAAGAAAAACCTAAACCCAAAAAAATAACTCCTGAAATGACAACTGAAACTGAAAATTTGAAAGTTGCCGAAGGATTGGAAGAAAAATCGAAGGAGGTAAAAGTTGAGAAAGAAGAAACCGTTACGCAACGGAAAGGGACAACGCAAAAGAAATCCGACTTGCAAGAACCCGCCGAAAGTAAGACGACACAAGAACAGAAGAAAGTAGATATAATTGCAACGCCGGATGAGATAGATTACAATATTGCTTATCAGGCTTATAGTGGCACGAGTTTTGATCCAGAGATAAGAGCAAAGTCGGAGCAGGAAGATTACGCAAATCATATAAATGAGAATTATCAGAAATTAAAGAAACTTGCTAAAACTGACAAACAAAAGGAATTATTGGACAAAGAATTTGTAAGATATAAAGAAGGGTATAAAAAAAGATTTTTAGATTATTTGCATAGTCATAGCGGATTGATAAGCACAATGATATCGGGACCTTCAAATTTTCCAACAAGTCGAATGGAAAAACAAAATAGAATAGTTGATAATAAATATAAGATATTATCTGAATATGACGAAAAAGCAATAAACAGCATTAAAAGAAAACTTGGAAAACAAGGTATTGAAGATAGGGGCGGAGAATTAGCGGTAATTGAACAGAGACTATCGGAGCAAAAGAAAACCCATGAAATGATGAAACAGGCAAATACTATATTACGCAAAAAAAATCTATCCGCAAGTGAAATACAAGAAAAATTATCTAAAATAGGATTTAGTGAAAAAGCAATAAGTTCTATTCTTAAACCAAATTATATGGAATATAAAGGTATTATGCCTTTTGAATTATCAAACAGCAATGCAAAAATAAAAAGATTACAAGAAAAGTTAAATAATTTAAAAAGCAAAAATAATTTGCAAGGAGAAAATCCTACTGTATTATTTGAGAATAATGAAGTTAAAATAATAAATAATCACGAGCAAGAAAGAGTTCAAATATTATTTGGCGGTAAACCTGATTCGGAGACGATTGCAAAATTAAAGAAAAACGGTTATAGGTGGAGTCCAAAAAATAAGGCTTGGCAACGCAAGAACACCGTAAATGGCGTAAACAATGTAATAAAATTATTTGGCAAAACAAAACAAAAACAAGAACAGAAGGTAGCGGAGCAACCCGCCGAAGATAAGAAGAAGACAAAACCGGAAGTAGAAATAAAAGAGGCAGAAGATGTAAGTGGTAAAAAACATAAGTATATAGAAATGTCAAAAGCAAAAGGAGAAAAGTATTTTGAGAAGGAAGGATATATTCAACAACCAAATAAAAACTTTTGGAAAAAGGATAATATCTATGCACATTATAATAGATATGACAAGACTTGGCATATCGATGAGGCAAAACCGAAAGTAGCCCCGAAAACGGAAATTGCGAAACCGAAGGTTACTGAAAAAGTCGAAGAACCAGAACCGAAGAAATTTGCATCAGCAAAGACCAAACCTTTAGAACAAAGTGGGAAAAAACAAACTAAAGAAAGCGTATTACATAAAGCAAGCGTTCCAAGAAGAAATACTATGCCAATATTATCCAATATGGTAGTAAAAAATGGCTACATCTTTTCAACGGATTTAGAAACTACTCTTAAAACTAAAACCGATTTGCCAGATGGTATGTATAGATTTATTGGAAATAATATTGAAAAAAGCAATGATGATATAGAACAATATCCTTTAATTCCAGATAAAAAAGATGTAAAAGCAAAAACAGAAATAAGAGGTTTCTTTGTAAATGATATTAAAAGAGCCATAAAAAGTGTATCAAAAGATATTCAAAGACCTATATTTACGGGAGTTTTATTTTCTATTAAGGGTAATAAACTTATTTTAAAAGCAACAGACGGTAAAATAATAACCCATAATGAAATAGATATATCAAAAAAGGGGAAAGATGGTGAATATATTGTTACAGCCAAAGGATTAAAGTTAATTCTAAAGGATAAATCAACAAACGAATTGGAAATGAAATTTGCCGAAGATAAAACATATATTACAAATGGGAATATAGAAATATTTACTTTTAATATAGAAGGTAAATATCCAGGAACAACGAGGGCATTTCCGAAGAAGATAAATACCCAATATGTTTTTGATAAGAATCAGTTAAAATCTAAATTGGCTGAATTATCACCATATACAAATGAAATTGGAAAAGTAAAAATTATAAGAGAAGCAAATGGAAATATTTATTTATTAGTAGAAAATAGAGAAACCGGAATAACAAAGAAAGTTAAATTAGATGTAACTGAAATAAATAAAACCGGTTTTGTTGATACCCGTAATGTATCATTGCTAATGCCATTGAAAACAGAAGGGAAAAATATAATTAAAAGTTTTGATATTGGAAAACTACAATCTACTATAAATAATATTAAAGGAGATAAAGTATATTTAGGAACTGATAATAATCTAAATACACCAGCAGTTTTTTATGGTAAAGATATAATTGCAGACAAAAAAACAGCAAAAAGGATACATTCTATATCAATAAATAATGAAATAGATAAATTAGAAAAAGATTGGGGAATAAATTATCATAAAGATAACTATAATGATGCAGTAAAAATAGGAAATACAAAAGATATAGTATATGAACTAAACAAGTTTAAAGAAGCACAAAAAGATGTTAGAAAAAAATTGGATAAATTAAATAAAGAACTCGAAGAAATTGGAGAAAAACCACGAGAGTTAGACATCTTAAAAATAGATTTAAAGAAACCAGCAATCTCAGAATCGGATAAGAGAATCCTCAAAATTTATGGAGCAACGAATCTGCCAGCCGAAGCACAGCACAAAATCCTTACTATAGATAATTTTATTAAAGAGCAGGAAAAGGAATTTGAATCTCTAATGGAGTCGGACAAGTTTGATGAAGCGGAGAAAATCAGTAAACGGATTAAGAAAGAAAAGGAAAGGATAAGAGAAATTAAAAAATCATCTATTCCTGTTAAAATCAATGTTAATAAAACGATTACAGTAGAGAATACACAAGGCAAGAAAGTGTCACTCCATTCAGGTGAATGGTTTGTAAAAGATAAGGGAGATAAAGTTCTTTTACACGATGGAAAAGATATTACTATCGAAAAAACCGACCTCGAAGATATAGATTACACTGTTTTGGAAAAAGGAGAAATAAAGGCAGGAGGATTAACGCCAGAACAGAGGGATCAGAAGAAAAAAGAATCGAAAGTTGGGATAACCGATAAACAACGCAAAATGCTTTTTGGAATGAATAAGAAATTAGGCTATGATGATAAAACAAGAAAAAAGATACTAAAAGAAGCAACAGGAGTAGATTCATTTACTAAATTAACACAGAAGACATTAAATACATATATCAATAGGCTTAATAAGGAAATTGGTCTTTTAAATGCATTAAAGATGAGAAAAGAAATTCCTACTAAAGAAAGTATAAAAGAACTGGAAGAGAATAAAATTCAGAAAACAGTAACAAGCGAAATAGGAATAAATAAATCAAAAGCAAAAACAGCAATTAGAAAGAGTAAAGATAAATTTATTAAAGAACTTAATAATCGAAATAGTAAGCGAATCAAGAGAGTAAAAGAAAAAGATAGTAAAATTAGTTCTCTTATGCCTTTGGAAGAATCCTTGAATAAACTTGGAGTTGATGTAATTCGTCAATATCACGATATTTATAATCATTATAGAGATATTGAAAGAAAAGGAATAGAATTTAATAAGAAATTCAATAAGAATGTTATTAAAAAATTAAGGAAAGCAGGCTGGAAATTAGTTGTCGTTGATGACTGGAAGAATAAAAAATTTACAAAGAAGGTTATGGATTATATTGAATCAGGAAAATCTGCTAATAAATATGTAAAAATAGTAGGTGATGAATATTTAAAAGCCAATAAAGACCTTCATAAATATATTAGAGCAACAAGAGTTTTTCTCTATAATTATTTTAAGGATAATGATTATATCAAATTTGCAAAGAAAGATAATGAAATCGAGGAAATAAATAAATTAGTTGAAACTTTTGAAAATATGTTAGACTCTAACGAGTATGATGTAGCAGTAGATAAGTATATTCAGGAAGCCGATAAATACGACTGGGGAGTAAGAGAGAAATATATCCCAACTCAACACGAACAAACAGATGAAGAAGCAATGGGAAGGTTTATAGAAAGAGGTAAATTTGTATCAACAAGACAATATAAATCAGGAGAAGGTGAAAAAGATATAGAAAGATTCTGGAGTTCCTTTGAAAATGCCATATCCAACGGATTGACTATAATGAAATTAGCACCAAGATTAACAGAATTTAAGAAAATGTTAAGCCCTAAAAACCAGAGAGCATTAGAACCGTTCTTCAATACCATCTTTAGACAAGGAAAACCGAGTCCAGTTACCAGATTTCTGGGATCAACATTTTCTTTAACCTATACAGGTTTTCTTTTTTCACCATACGGCTGGGTTGCCCATATCAGAAACCTGAATCAGAATATTGCAAGGCATTATTTCGTTCCTAAAAGATTCATTATAAGCGGAGTAAGAGATATTCTTAAAAATCCGTCTTCTGTATTTAAGAAAATAGAACTGTTAAATAAAGAAGAAAAAGAAATAATGGAAATTGTCAGCAGTAAAATATCTATTATGGACGCTTATTTATTGACGACTACTGTATTCAGCGAAGTTCCAATATTAAGAACTTATGAAACAATTGCTAAACAAGCAGCAGAAACTTATATCTATACAGATATAATGAATCGTTATTTTCTGATGAAATATTTAATGCAAGCGAAGAATTATATCAACGATTATAATGGTAAAAATGCAGAGACAATAATGAGAAGATTGAAGTTAGGTAATAATGATAATACTTCAAAACTTTATTTTGCTGAATTATTAGAACAAGATAAAATGAAAGCATTAAAGGAATACATAAGACTTAAAATATTAGATATTCATCACGATTATAGCAGAATAGGACGACCTGCATTTATGCAGAATGAATTGACAAAGGTATTATCAGGATTATTGATATATCCGACTTCATCAACATCGAAAGCATTCAGACAAGTTAAAATCATAGGTAGTGATGTAAAGGGTTGGGAGAGATTGCAGGCAGCGGAAACTTTGGCAATGCAAACATATTCAGCGTGGTATAAAACAATTATAAAGGGTATTATCGGCGGATTAATAGGATTAGGATTGTTGGGGAAACCACCGGAAGAAGAAAGAGTGAAGAAAATATTTGTTCAATATAAGACGAAAAAGGTAATGGATTCTATCGGGTGGCTGATTGCCGGTGAAATGGCTAACAGGAACATCAAAGCAATTACTGGTAAGGATTATGGTAAATATGGATTAGGTGAAATATATTTTGGTTCTCCTGCTCTTGTCAGCACCTATGAAAACATTAAGGAAGGAGTAAATGATTTTTATCGTATGACTCAAGGTGAGATTAAAATAGAGGATTATGCTGAACAATTTGAAAAGAACTTTATTCAAAAAATGCCTTTTATAAGTTTATCAACTCAAACATTTTTAGCATTGCACGATATGAAAGCAGGTTCAGTCTCAAAAGATATTATTAAACCATTATTGAAATCAGGAGCAATTCCAAATAAGGAGCAATTGGTAGAAATAGACAAATATTTGGATAAGAACAAAATATCAAAGAGTATGAATCGTTATTATAGAAACCATATTAAAGAAATGAAACCATTAAAAGTTATTCAGACAGTATTATTTGGTAGAGAATCTTCTTTGAAAAAAACAAGAGAAAATGTTATTAATGCAAGAATGATGGAATTATTAGCAAGGAAACTAAAAGATTATTATTCTGGTAAAGAAGCAGAAAAATATGAAAAAGAAGAAGAATACTGGCACAATATTTATGAAAAGGAAAGACTGAAAGTTCCATTAACAGCAAAGAAATATAGTCGTGGTTCTTTATATAAACCAACATCAGAAACTATTGCTAAAAGATTTCAATACAATATTGATAAACTAAAAGAAAAAGAAGAAGAAATTTATGATGATGTATTGAGTCCGAAGGATTAACTATGCCTAAATCATTTATACGATGCGTAAAATCAGGTGGTCGTGTTCGCACCGTTAAGCGTGGGTCAAGAAAATACCAGCATATCTGCTATAAAGAAGGCAAATCTTATGCTGGTCATATAAAAACAAAAAAGAAGAAAAAATAGGAGGATATAATGAACTATATCGAATCAACAAACCTAAATGCTGGCTCTACAATAGAGAATTTAGCAGTTACAAAAGGTAATTTCCCTATCTATTTCTATATAGATGTAGATAGAAATATTACTGAGGACATATCTGCAACGGCAACATCTTTTGAAGCAGAATCAGGTCACGGGCTAACTCTCGGAGATTATGTTAAAATAGAAGAAGAAATTATGTATGTTAAAGGAACTTTGGGAAATAAAACTGTCTTTGTTGAAAGAGCCAAAAGAGGAACTACTGCTGTTGCACACAGCCAGCCAAAAGATATTTACAAAGAGTGGAATTATCTTAATAATGAAGCTTTAGATACAGGATCAATCATAACGGAAAGTTTGACTGTTCTTGATTTGCAGAATCCTGCTTGGTATGATATTTCTCTTGAAGTAAAAACCGATTGTGATCAAGATTATTCCAGCGAAACAATAACTGTATATTATGGTTTTTCAGGATATTCAGATTTAGATTTATCTTCAATCAATACTCTGTTGTCAAACGAGGAATCATTTGAAGTTACTTTTGGGAATAATGCAGAGACCTACACAATTACAGATGTCATAAAGCCAAAAGCAAGATATATGTATTTCTGGGTTACTGGTGATGCTTCATTAACAGATGCTGATACAAAAGCTTATTTTACTATTAATCAGGTATAATTATGAGACGCAGGAGAAGGGGAGTTGGAGAGGTTAATCGTTACTATTGTGCTTTTGACGGCGATGATAAAATATCATTGGATACACCGGTTGATGCCGGCGTAATCAATTATCAAACATTCTGGATCAAATGTGAAGATCATATTGAATATAATGCTATTTTGGGCGAAGATGATTTTACTGCTGATTATCATCTTCTATATGAATCTAATTCACTTTATTATCGTATTCGGGGGGATTATGTTATATTCGAGAACACGGGTTTAAATGACGGAGAATGGCATCATATAGTTTTTGTGAGAAATAATGAAAATATAGATCTGTATATAGATGGTGCATATTTTTCATCTGATGATACAATAACAACAGGTGCATATAGTTCTGAATATGATACGATAGGTAGCAGATATGATGATACTTGGAGATTCACAGGAGATTTAGATTCGATAGCAACCTATATTACCAATGTTCCTGCTATTTATTCCGGCACAGTGCCTTCTGTTGTGAAGTATCTATATGGTGGAGGAACACCCCAAACAGGTGGTAGTATCAAAAAACTTTCAGGATTAACAGCAGGATATGATTTTGAAAGCAGTTCAAGTAATTTCATTGATATTTCAGGAAACGGACACAATGGAACAGGTGTAGGCGACCCACAAAAAGTGAGGTATTAATGAAAAAACCAAACTGTAATTTTATGATAATTCCGCTCTCGGAATTAACTGATGAAATGATCGAACAATGCGGAAAAACTCTATCAGGTATTTATAACAGAGAACATATTGAGAGCAGAAAAAGTTCAGATAACAAGATTTTCATAAAATGGCACAGTTCGATTCCATCTTCTCTTAAAGATAAGGGAACAGTAATATCGTGGGAAGAATGGCGGGAAGAAATGAAAAAAGATAAATGGAAGGTAATCGAGGAGTAAATTTATGAATAACAACACAAATATGAAATCTGTCTATACTTGGATATTACTGATAGCTTTTGTATTTACATTGGGAATGAAAGTAAATGACCTGATAACAGGCAATAAAAACAAGTATATCGAACAGGCATTAAGAAAAGACCTCAATAAAACAACGATTAAATGTGAGGAAAACGAATATGTGATCGATCAATTGCCGGTTATATTCAGTATAATCAACAGCAATTTGGAAAGAATAGGTGAGAAGGTTGGAGCAAAAACAAAAGAACTTCCGCAAATAAAAAAAAATGACTAATTCAATTTGTGACAATCTCACTCATTACGGAAAACCTTACAATGCTGTAATCAAAGTGAATGAAAAGCCTTTTATCAGGCTGGATATTCCAAAATCCTTGACACAGGAACAGGGATCAGATAATTGTCGAGTTATGAATGAAACAAAAAAAAAGAAGTTCTTCGACCAAATGCGAAAAGAAACCAGAGAAAAAATCGAAGCCGAAAAACAGGACAAAAAAATCAAGAACATTGGGTTATCAACCAGTAATAGTATAAATAAGGACAAATGAAATTCATAAAATTTGGTCATTTAGTTTATGACAGCATCAATGATTTCGTTGAAACTGCTAAATCAAGGGAAAATATCGAATTTGTAGATAAAAAAGGTAAATGGAAAGGTCGCAAAATATTCGGTTATTTTTATTGGTGCAAGAAGGATAAATGATATATCCTAAACATTTTACACTACAAGAACTTGTATATCCGAAACTTTATGAAAAGTATAAAGGCAATAAAGAATGGTTGCTTTGGCGTAAATTCAATCCTCAATTCCTTTTAACACTCGATACTTTACGAGATGAGTTCGGTATTGCTGTTGTAAATAATTGGAGTTTAGGTAAAATAAGTTGGCTTGGGAATCAGATATTCCAGTATTCAGGGGTAAGACCGGAAGTAGCACCGGAAGGTGAATATTGGTCACCTGAAACAATGCATACCCTTTATAACACCGCTGATGTGAAATTTAAAAAATGTTCCGATGTTGAGGATTATAATAAAATCAGAAAATTTATTTGTGACCATACCGGAATGTTCCCTTTTGTAACTGTATTGGAAAAGAATATTAATTGGCTTCATTTCAGCACCGGCAATTTTGAAAATAATAATGGTTCGATAAGAATGATTAACAGATAGGAGTATAAAATGATAGATAAAATAATAGGATTAGTAAGCAGTGTTTTCAAACCTGCAGCTGATTTAGTCGATAACTTGACTACAACAGATGAGGAAAAAAAGAGTCTGCGGAATAAATTTGAACAAATCCAAAACGAATTATCCGTCAATATAATGACTTTTGTTGAGAATATTGTAAAAGAAAAGTCTAATATTATTCAGGCGGAGATTAAATCAGACAGTTTCCTTGCAAAGAACTGGCGTCCTGCAATAATGGTAATGTTCGGATTGATAGTTTTCAATAACTACCTTCTATATCCTTATTTGAAATTATTCTGGTCATCTGCTCCCGTATTGACACTTCCACCTGAACTTTGGGGTTTGCTTAAAATAGGTTTCGGTGGGTATTTAATGGGTCGTTCCGTTGAGAAGGTTGTTGATAAATTCAAAAATGGAGGATTAAAATGAAAAACTGGAAAATATTAAAGTGGTTCTGGTGCTTGAACGATAAAATTCAGCACCTTTTAGCAGGATTTATTTATTGTTTGGTCTTTACCCTGATTTCAGGCAGAGAGGATTATGCTATAATTAGTTTTAATCTGGTCGGGATTGGAAGGGAAACAGTCAAATGGAGCAATCTTGATATTGCCTGCAATATAGTTGGTTCGCTTCTTGGTGCTTTTGTCGGTAAGGTGGTGAGAGGTATATTCTAACGGATACTTTACGCAGGGAGTGGTAGTTAGACATTATGCAAAACTTAGTTTTCAATTATTTTAATTTTTTTCCCACAAAATGGACAAAATTTAAAACCATAATTTAATATTATTGGTTCTTCACTACAGGTAATAAATTTTTCGCCACATTCTGTGTCGTAGTGTCTATGATATATGCTGAAAATCCATTTACACTCATTCATCTTTTCTCCTTTTTAAATCCAGATTAAATTGATTTTTATAATCAGATTTTGCTATACTAAGTGCACAAGTAGCCTGAAAAAATGATGGGCTAATATCGTCACATTTAAAACCATCAACATCAAATAAATCCCAAGCAGATTCCATTTTTAGTATATGCAGATTATTTGGGATAAGTTTGAATATTCTGTCAGATAATTCGTTTACAGTTGTTTTATACATTTAAATCTCCTTCTTTGTCTAATTTTGATTCTAACTCCTGCAATTTGCAGCAAAGATGATAAATAACATCTCGAACATCATCTATCGTTGAGTTTGTTTTCAGTGCGTTAATTTCTTTCCATAGTTTATATGAGTTTATCCCACTAAACACCTTTGTCCCATTGCAATAATCACAAGGATTATTTTTATCTACATCATTTTTAAGTTATACTTCATAATAAAATATCCACCATTTATGTTTAAATTTTCTTTTACCATCAGCTTCAATTTCGTGAGGAAAACATCCTCTTATTCTACCATTAAGCCAAATATACCACCATAAAAACTTATACACTATCTTTCTCCTTCATCTTATTGTGACACAAAAAAATATAACAACTCGCTCTCACATTATCCTACATCTTTTGCGGTGCAAGACTTTGTTTACCGTAATTTCTATAATATCGGAGTCTATTTTGCAAGCCTTTGTTCAAAGTCAACATTTTTCAACTTATGAATTTTATGTAACATGGGGATAATTCTTTTGAAGTTTTCCATTAACATAAAATTTATTTTCGCTTGTTTTGATTAAGTGAATCCATTCACCGTTTATAGGACACCAAACATTAAACGGTTCTTGATTTTCTGGTTTAGGTTTAAGAGATTTAATTGGTTCTAAATTTTCAATTATCTCTCGAACTTTTTGTTCTTGGTTTTTCATAATAACCTCCAATGGTTTATTGTTTAAAATCATAAAAGCCTATAACAAGCGTGTCCACAATAAGCAAGAAGAAAAGCAAGAAGAAGTGGCACACGCAGACCGTTATGCACCATTAATAAAAAACATTCCCAGCAAATTCAGCCAATCTAAATATGTTATTAATTTCGATTTCTGTCATTTGTTTCAATTCATTTTCATTAAAGCACTTTGCAATCATAAAATATGGGTTGTAGTACGATTCACTCACTCCCATGCTATTCATAGATTTGTGTCCTTTTTCTTTTTTAACACTTTCTAATACTTTTTTAATCAATTCTTCTTTAAACATTTTTTTCTCCTTTTTTATAACATCCGATCTTCGCTGTTGCGGAGCATCTTGATGTTATCTGATTTCATCACCATTCTCTAATACAATTTTATCTACCATAAATTTCTCTTTACAATACCTACATTCGTATTGTTCAGTTGGGTCAAAAAAACCTTCATATTCTTCTATGTTTCTGCACTTGGGACATTCAATAATCCAATAATCTTCTGTAATATCTTCTCCTTGTATATGTTTCATCTTTTATCTCCATCTTTATAGATATTAGATTATATTTCTATCTTTCATTTCTTTATGAATTTCAATCAATTTCTTTTTCCAATCTTTATGTGGATTATCGCATTTCCCAAGCGAAAGGTGAGCAAAACAATAAATATCTTCAATGTCTTTGCGATCAACAAGTATTTTCTCTTTTGTATCATAACCGATTTCAGTTGCTATTATCTCAATAACTTCCAATGCTATTGTCTTTAAATTGTTTTCCATTTATTCCCACCATTTATCTTTGGAATCAGGCTCGGAGATTAAGCAACCGATACTTGCTGCCCAGATAACAACCTTCTCAACTATGCCTTTCAGGACACCAATATTGGATCTCTTGCGTGATATTGATTTATGAACTTTGTAAACCTCTCCATTTATCTCAATGACCTTAAAATGAAATTTATCTTTAATAATTTCCAGCATTTCATTTTCAGTATATCCGGTAAATTTACATAGTTCATCGATAACGATTCCAAATAGATAGCCATATTGTTTGTTTGTCGTCTGTTTCTTTGCTTCTTTGACTTCTATATTAACTCTTTTATTTTTGAAGCGTGAGAGGTATGCTTTAGCGACTTCAGGACGATTAAAAACAATATTGCTGTCGTTATCAATTTGAGCAGGGATATGTTTCAAATTTCTCTCCTTTTTCTATAACATCTCCGCTAGTGCGGAGCATCTTGATGTTAGGTGCTATCATTTTATTTCTATTTCTTTTATATAAATTTTAGGATATACATTCCCATCCCATTCTAACGATAGTTTCATTGGTTCTAAATTGGAAATATATTTCCCTGCGTTACCATGTGCAGACAAGCTACCTTTTTGCATAAATGTTCCTAACAATTTATCATTCCTTGCATCAGAAGAGTTATTTTCCATTGAATCAAAATCTCTTTTAAAAACCTGTATTGCTTCCATTGCTTCCTCCTAACATTTATATCCACGAAAGTTGAAAGATTCTGGGAAAGAATCGTGGCATAATTTCCCATTATGTCTCTTCCTTATTTTGAATATTTTTTATACCAATCAGGATTGTTTTCTGTCCAATTATTTGCTTTTTTTTGACCATCTAAATGAACAATACCAACCAACTTTCCTGGACATTTATCAGATATTAGATTCATACCTAATATAAGAGTGTCTGTTTTTAATTCATAAGGAATAAAACAAGGTGGATTTACTCCGTTTGTTACATCTAATACCCATTCTTTATACATATTATTTTTAAAATATTATATCTGCTTCTAATTCTTCAATAGAATTATATATTTTATCATATATTGGAAGTTGCATATTGCATTTTTTTGGCATTGGTTTTTGTTCTTCTGTAACTCCAAATTCTTTAAACCATTGTGTTCTTTCTATTCTTGGATGATAAAATATTTTGCTAGTAATATCACATTTCATACACTTTACTTTAAATTCCCATTCTTCTTCAGTATATCCATTATATCCAGTTCTGTATGCTGTCACTTCTGCATCAGAAAGATGTATGCAATTCATACAAGGTCTCATCATTTTCGGATTTTTAGCACACCATTTTTCGTGATATTTTGCATATCCTTTATGAATATAATGTTTCCCACAAAACTCACAATAATAAACCTTTTTTGTTTTTTCAATCATAATTACTCCTTATTTTAATTCCTTTAAGGTTTGGGACGATTTGATGATTAGCATCACCATCAGATGTCCCAAACCAATATTTCCAGTTAGAACCGCAAGAAGAAAGTGACACTGCCCTCTCATTAGGCGTATTTAGTTGGTTTGTCGCAAGCACCCTTTTTTCCTTCTGCAATATAGCCTTTTGTGAAGTTTGGTAGTTCAACTATTCTTTGAGTATTGCTTATTTTAAGTCTCGTAACATCAAACCAATATCCATCAGTCATTTCACCTTTATCATTTAATGGTGGCTTTAAACTTACCTGAATACATCCATAAAGATCAAAAGCTATACTATCCACAATACCCTTAAATCCAGTTATTTTATCTTCTGCATTTTTACCTAATAACTCAATGTGTTTTTTGAAAACTTCCATCTTAATCTCCTTTTCTTTTTATTTTGCGACTAACAAGCGTATCTATGTTCCGTTTCGCTACACATCACATACTCCATCAATAGTTTCGTGCATTTATTATCCCTCCTATTTTCAGTTAGAATGGCAAATCATCATCTAAAGCATAATCATTTTCAGGCAAATACTCATATTTCAGTTTGTAGGTTTTATCGGTATCAGTTCCGGCAATTCCTTTTTCATAATTATGTTCTTTATAGAATTTTTTGATTTTGACCTTATCGGGTTCTTTGATTATTTTCTCTCTCATATACTCATCTGGAATTTTATCTTTATCGGTGATAACAACTGATACAGGATTTAATTTCAATTCAAAAAGATAATTGCCGACCTTCATTTTATTTTTCTTTTCCTTCACCATTAAATCAATGACCATATTCTTTATCTTATCTTCCGTCTCTTTGTATTGTTTCCGAACTTTAGCAAGTTTTTTATATTCTGATTCAATGTCGTTAATATTATTATTGATGATTTCCAACATACAAAGACCAATAGATATATCTGTTGGCTGTAAAATTTCAGGATAACTATTCATTTTGTTCTCCCTTTAGTTTTTCCAACTCTTTAACCAGTTTTTTCAAGTCGATATATTTCAAGGTTCTAATATCGCTTGCCATTCCATCTCGTAAACCATCAATATCTAATTCAGGGTCATTCCAGAGTATTTGTGTATGCAAGTCAATACATTTTGCTTTCAATCCTGCGTGATATAGCAGACCAGTTTGTTCAGGTGTGTATCCAATAATATCATTTTCCAGTTTTTCAAGGTCTTTCTCCCATTCTTTAGCATCTTTAATGTTTTTGACAATATTCAAGGCTTTTGTTTTTGCTGTTTCAAACTTTGAATTAGTTTTTCCACCACCATTCAGTTTTGTTATTTCCTGTTGTCTAACTGCATTGGCAACTTCTTCATAAGAAGCAATTGAAGTATCTATTCCAATTCCGAAATTACCTAAAGCTCGACCCCAAGACGATGTTTCACAATTTTCAATGTAAGAAGTCTTATTGATGAATGAACTGCCATCTTTTTCATAAGCATATCCTGTTGCAAGAGTAATACCATCAGGATTTATAACGCTTGATTTAAAAATACAAACACCATTCTCATTGCTTATCATTTCTGATAGTAATGCATAATCTTTGAAATTCTCACGGAAAAACTTAATTCTCTCGTGAACTTCAACATAATCCTTTCCTTTAATTTGGATTTTTTTCATTGTTCCTCCTAAATTTCTTTCTTAAACCCATCAGAATATTCAAAAAAAACCGGTAATGATAGACGATTAGCACAGTCCCAACATTTTTCTTCAGCATCGTCCCACTCAAATGGGTCAAATATTCTGGTTGCACAACCAGGACACCACATATTGTTTTCCTTAAGTATTTTTAAGATTTCGTCAAAATACTCGTCATTCAATTTCTCTATATCATTTTCAAAACCGCAGAACCTGATCTCAATTTCTGTTCCATTTTTTTCAATTGAAATATCATTGTAGTTAATAAATAGAAAATCATCTCTGAAACCAATTGTGATCAATTCAAATTTTCGATTAAATAAATGATCATAGATAACGAACTCCCTATACTTCATATCAGAATAATTCTTTTTCAGATATTCCAGAATCTCATTTAATCTTTGGAGTATATTCATAATTTCCTTCCTTTTTCTTAACAGATGAACTTCGCTGATGTTGTGCATCTTTGTTTTTAATCACTTGCCCATAAACAGTTGGTGAAAAGAAATCATCTAATTTCAACAACAAAACACAATCATCGAGCAATCCCCATTTTAATGCTAAAAATGTTCCCTCTTCCAACTCTCCAAAACGCAGATTATGGAGTTATGCACATATCACAATCTTCTTGTTTACGCAGTGGACAATTATCCTTATGATCACAATTTATGCATTCGGTAACATATCCGAACCTACAGTCTAATACCATACATTCTCTTCTATCATCATCATCAAGTGAACAACCACACTCTCCATCTGAATCTGGACAATAAAGTCCGGTATAACCGTTTTTCTTTGCATATTCTAATATTACTTCATCTACTGTTGGCATTTTATCCTCCAAATTTATTAGTTATATATTTCTAAAAATTTTGTAATAGATTCTTGTAATTTCTTTGCAGTAATATGAAAAATTTTACCATTCAATTTACCTTTTTCGATGTAAAGATAAGGGAAGCAACCGGGTTCTGTTGTATTCCAAGAACAAATGCGTCCATTATCATCGGATAACGCAAATCCTTCTTGATGTAAATACATAGTATTTTTTGGGGCTTCTTCTAATTCAATAATTAATTTTTTCATAATTTTCTCCTTTTAAAATTTTCCTTTCTCAAAATCCTTTTTTCTCTCTGCCTGCTCCAAGAAGAAATAATGCAGGCAAACAACAAAACACCGATAAATACAACGATAATAATTGCTAAAATTAAAAGTAATAAATCCATTTTTCACCTCCACAGAGACGATATTTTATTTACGGATATACTGTCAAGATAAAAATAATTTATTTTCATTTGAAAAAATTTATAGAAAAGGGTTGACAGAAATTATAATAATTTATTATTGTCTTTGTAGGAGGAAAAATGAAAGGCAAAACAAATACTAAAAAAATCGGCAAAACCATTTATTTAACGGCATCTATCTGGAATAAAATCCTTAAATATGCAAAGAAGCAAGATCGTCCCAAATCGAAGATAATTGAATTTGCCGTTCTGGAATATTTTGATAAGAGGGGATAATGAAAAAAAAGAGAAAATCAAAATACAATGCTAAAAAGACAATTTCTTACGGTATTACTTTTGATTCCAAAAAAGAAGCAAGAAGGTATCGAGACCTGAAACTGATGGAAATGGCGGGGGAGATAGAAAATTTGATTCTCCAGCCGAAATATAAACTTCAAGATGATTTCAAATATAAAGGTAAAACAATCAAAGCAATCTATTACATCGCAGACTTCCGTTACTATGATGTGTCGGAAAAGGAAACTGTCATCGAGGATTGTAAAGGCGTCAAAACCGCTGTTTACAGATTGAAAAAGAAACTATTCCTGCATAAATATCCAGATGTAAATTTTATTGAAACATAGAAAAGAAATGAAAAAACTACAGAAAATATTTGACACATTTAAAGAAGGAAATATTTTGGATTCGTAGGTTCTGGCAGGGTGAAATCCCTGACAGTAGCCTTGCCGACCTACGAATATATTTCAGGGGATATATAATGAATGGTTACGAATTATCACGCAATTGGTTTGACTTTTGTTTTGAAAATCCAGAAAAAATAAAACCTAAACACTCCGCAATTTATTTTTTTGCTATTGAACATTGTAATCGGTTAGGCTGGAAAAAGAAATTTGGATTTCCTTCGCAAATGGTAATGGAGGCAATCGGAATAAAAAAACATCAAACATATATTAAAGCATTCAATGATATTGTCGATTGGGGATTTTTTAAATTAATTCAAAAATCAACAAATCAATACTCTTCAAACATAATTAGCCTTATTCCTGCTATGCCTAAAAAAGGCAAAGCATTGGGCAAAGCAATTGCAAAGCATAGGGCAAAGCAAATAGAAGGCATAGGGCAAAGCACAGGGCAAAGCATTGGACATATAAATAAACTATTAACAATAGAACCAATTAACAAAGAACAAGAAAAGATTTACAGAAAATTTGCACATTTAAAATTATCAATTTCAGAATATGAAAAACTCAAACTTAAATATTCAAAAGAACAGATAGATGATATTTTAGATTCAATACAGAATTATAAAAAAAATACAAATTATAAGTCTCTTTATTTGACGGCGAATAAATGGTTGAAAAAAGAATATCCTGAAAACATAAAACAATCTGATGAATATCCTGAACCAGAATCTTTAAAATATTATTTGCAGAAAACTGATAAGAAAGATTACCCTGAAATTCTGAAAAATCTTATTCAGGTGATGGGCAAGAATTATGAGAGAATGGATCATCTTACTTATATATTCAATGACAAATACAGATTCATAGAATTTCAGAAATCTTATAAAACAATATTGGAACAAAAACGAAGATAAATACACACAACAAATGGAGGTTAAAATGGGTTTAAATAAACAAAAAGGAAATATGTATGGTTTCATTGACTATACTTGGAACACTTGTAAAGGTAAGTGTCCGCACGATTGCAGTTATTGTCATCCAGCAAACACAAACATATTGATGGGTGATTTTTCGATTAAATGTATAGAAGATATTAAAATTGACGATGAAATAATAGGATTAAGCAAAACAAATAACAAAGGTTACTATAAGTTTGTAAAATCTAAAGTCGTGAATAAATCAAAAAGATATGCAGAAAAACTTTTAAAAATTACGACAAAAGAAAATATTTTGTATTGTACTCCAGAACATCCTTTGATGGGAAGCACAGAAAACAGAAACGGATCAGACTGGAAATCTGCAAAATCTTTTTCGCCATTTCAAAATCTAAGATATGTTCATAAAGGAGTTAATATCTTTTCAAAAAATCAACGCTTTGGTTATTTAAAAGGAATTATAGATGGTGATGGGTGTATATTTAATTTCAAGAATAAGGAAGGTAATCAATATAAAGGTTTTGAAATAGTTTGCGTAAACGATATATTATACCATCACATAAAGAAAGAAATCAAATCATTATTTGGCATTGTTTTGAATGATGGTATAAAAAGAGCTTCAAAAAATTCTTATGGCAATGATTGTAAAATGCTTCATACGAGAAGAACTAATGATGTATTAAAAATTGTTGATATGACTAAATATCAATTTAACACAGATTATGCAAGAGGATATATTGCTGGAATGATTGATACTAATGGTAGCGTTGGGAAAAATGGAACAATAAGAATATCCCAAAGCGAAATCGCAAATAAAAATAAATTTCAATTTATTTTAGATTGTCTTGGTATTTTGGAAATAGATTATGTCAAAGAAAAAGATTGTATAAGAATTAATTCAAGTTTTGAGATTAAAATGTTTTTATTATTTGATTGTGGAGTACGACACTCAATAAAATCCAATAGATTAATATTCGGAAACACAGTAAAAGGAACAAAGCATAGCGAGATAATAAAGATTGAAAAATCATCAGGTAACATAGTATATAACTTGCAAACAGAATGCGAAAATTTTATAGCTAATGGTTTTATCGTTCATAATTGCTATATGAAACGATTCCCACAACCAGAATTGCATTTTGACGAAAAAGAATTAAAAACTAATTTAGGTTCGGATAATTATATCTTTGTTGGCTCAAGTTGTGATATGTGGGCAAATCAAATTCCTTCATTGTGGATAGAGAGAACACTTGATCATTGCAATCAATACAATAAAAATAGATATTTATTTCAAAGCAAAAACCCAGAAAGATTTTCAGATGTTATTACGGAATTACCTGAAAATACAATATTAAGCACGACAATTGAAACAACAAAAGATGAATATTTTAACTTTTCCGGCGGACAAAAATTCAGCAATAGAATAGAATCATTAATATTGTTATCGGATGCATTTCCAATAATGATAACTATTGAACCAATTATGGATTTTGAATTAGATGATTTTATTTATTTGTTGGATTTTTTAAATAATATTCATCAAATAAATATTGGAGCAGATTCAGGTAACAATAACTTACCAGAACCAAGCAAAAATAAGATACTTGAACTTATCAAAAATCTTGAACAGGTCACAACAGTATTTCAAAAACCAAACTTGAAACGATTACTAAAATAAAAAGGAAAAGAAAATTGAAAATCATAGAAATATCAGTATTAGAAAAACGAGATAATTTCAGAGGAATTATCAAATTAACTTTATTTGGATTTACATTGGATTGGTTTAGGGAATATGATGATTGGTTTGTTTATCTGAAAACATCACAAAAATTTATTCGTTTAAGCAGTGCAGGATTTTTAATGAGTTGGAGAATTAAGGAGATATAATGAAAAAAATAGACATAAAGTATTTAGGAATACCAAATATCTGTTTTTCATTAACAGATAAAAATGATGACCGAGAAAAAGAGTATGTCAAACAAAGAATTGAAAGGGGTTTTGACGATTCTGAAACATGGTCTTTAGGTGATACTATTGCAAACTTTATAGTTCCAAGATTGGAGTTATACATTGAATTGGCAAGCCAACATATAATAATTAAAGATGATTTTAAAGAAGGAATTGAATCATTTTTAGATGCAATGAAATTATTGTCCAGAGATAATGGTATAAGAATATTTAATGACAAGGAAAAAGAACGAGTTGAAAAAGGATTAAAGGCATTCCCAAATATATTTTATGGGTTATGGTGGTAAGGGGATACAATGAATGATATGGAATGGATAAGCGTAAAAGACAGATTACCATTAAAATCACAACCAGTAGAATTTAGAGGTTCTGGTTATTTTCATCAGTCGGAAAATGCAACAGTTAAAAGTTTAGGGTTTATTGGGAAAATATGTTGGGAAAGGGATAATGGTTTGCAAAATGCAATAACTCATTGGAGACCTTTATTGAAAAAAACAAAAGATGTAGGATATGGGCGAAGGAAAAATAATGCAAATTAGATTAAATTATATTGGTGGAGACGGAGTTTCTCCTGCAAGTATTATCGAATTGATAATTGAAACCGGAACAGTCAAAATCAATGAAGATATTACTGATTTGAACGGTAAGGTTGACATTGATTTTATTAACAATCTCCAAAATATTGCTAATGATCTATTAGACCAAAACCGTTTAATATCTGAAAAATTAGCGACATAACGGTTTGCGTATGCCGTGCAAATCAGAATGATTTGTGCGTGCATACAAAGAGACAATCACGGATACGCTTGTTATATTGCATATTTGTCAGAAAGAAAAAATAAAAGGAGAAAATAAAAATGTGTGAATATTGCAAGAAAGAAGTAATGGAGAATAAAGATTTAATCAATAATGGATTTCCTGATCCAAGAACAGCGATACTCGTAACAATTGGCTATGACGAAATAAATAATAAACCATCTTTAGTAGTTTGTTCGCCACGAGGAATTGATTTTGCCTATATCAATTATTGTCCAATTTGTGGCAGAAAACTATAGCGACATAACATCAAGATGCTCCGCAACAGCGGAGATAAGATGTTATAAAAAAGGAGAAAAAGATGGAAAAAAATAATGAAGATGATATTCTGATTAAAAGTTGCACAGTAGATTTTAACAAAGACGGAACTAAATCAAAAGTATATAAATATGATTGTGACGATAATGTCGGATATATTATAGTATTTGATTTTGAACATAAAGAATACGGTCATTTAATTGGTTTAGGAACAAAAGACAATAAAGGGAATGTAAATAAAGTAGGTATAACAATAAAAGAGGCAGAAGTATTAGTTAAATTGTTAAAAAAATCAATAAGAAACTCCTTATTGGCGGAGATTATTAAGAGAGGGAAAGATGAAAAACAAAGAAGGGACGGTCTGTTGGGCAATTCTTAAATTCTATGAAAAAACTATAAATTTTTATAGAACTAAAAGTAGATGGTTCGCAACGGATATGTTTTATTTTGTCCGGAAGGAACTTATCCGTTTCGGAAATAAACCATTCGATTCCACGATTTCAAGAAAAATGAGAGAGTTAAGGAAAGAAGGTCTTATCGATTATGAAGTGATAGACCAGCAGAAAGCACTTTATCGCTGGAGATAAACAAACATTCCGCTCCGAGTCCTGATTATTTCAGGTATCCGATTCATAACGGAACTCCATCTCGGAGCGGACAAAAAAGAGGAAAAAATGAAAATCAAATATACAGTGATTTGTAACCGATGCGGAGGGACAGGGACAGAACCGTCAAACAGAACTCTAACACCGGAAGAAATGAAAACAGGCAGGAAAGAACCTGATGAGAACAATTATCCGTGTATTTATTGCAAGGGAAAGAAAGGAATAGAAGTAACCAAAACCGGTGTAGAAAAATTGCTGGTTCAATTCGATATTCTGAAAACAAGGGTGAAAACCAAAGGGAATATCATTGAATTATCCTCTACGGCTAAAAATTAGCAGGGTAGATTGAGAGAATTTTTAAAAGTTAAGCAATGATACTACTTTTATAAAAAAGGGCTTAAAATGGATAAATATGAAATTGAGAAAAATATAAAAAACATTATAAAAAGAATAGAAGATAAATTTAATGATATTTATATCGGTTTTAATTATTTACCTGATTCGGAAGCATACGAAATATGGCACAATCGAGAAGACCTTGAATATGAAAGTCCTGAATTTAAAAGATTTACCGGTAAATTATTGTATGATATATTTCTTTCAAAAGGGATTTATAATGTTTTTATAAGTTATGATTATGAAAATGAAACCAGATTTCCAGATTAAAAATGTCCGATTATATAATATTGACTGTATGAAATTTATGAGAAATGTGCCGGATAAATATTTTGAACTTTCCATTTGCGATCCACCGTATGGTATAAAACAAGGAGGCGATAAAAATTTTACAAGAGGGAAATTATCTATCAGTAAAAATTATCACTCATTTAAAGACGATAAGTCACCAGAAAAATCATATTTTCAAGAACTTATAAGAATATCAAAAAATCAAATAATATGGGGGGGTAACCATTTCATATCTAAAATTCCTTATGATAGTAGTTGTTGGGTTGTTTGGGATAAAGATAACGGGAAAAATGATTTTGCTGATTGTGAATTAGCGTGGACTTCATTTAAAACTGCTGTAAGAATTTACCATTATCGCTGGAATGGTATGTTACAGCAAAATATGAAAGAAAAGGAAATCCGAATCCATCCGACACAAAAGCCAGTTGCATTATACAAATGGTTACTAACGAACTACGCAAAGAAAGGCGACAAGATATTCGATAGTCACGGCGGTTCAATGTCAATCGGAATTGCCTGTATGGATTTAGGTTTTGACCTTGATATTTGCGAAATTGATAAAGAATATTTTGATAACGCAGTTGAGAGATTAAAGAATAATATACAGGAATATTTAGAATTTTAGGCTTTCAAATATCGCTCTGGCGGGCAAAAGTCGGAGCGAGTAATATCAGAACACCTCGCAATATCCCCCTTTTGCGAGGTAAAAAAAAAGACCCGATGGAATTAACCAACGGGTCTTTTGATTTTTCCCTGTTTTCAGGGTGCAAATAACGGTATAGAATGGATAGTTACTCCATTCTTCCTGATATTAAGGAATTTTTCAGCTTTCTCGAAATCATATTTATCCTCATTATATATGATGATTTCATCATCTCTGAAATTAGATCCAGATTCGAGCCATTCCAGGTACCAATCATTGCAATCGAATTTCTTATCAAGATAGTGAAATTCATTTGCTTCTGGGACTTCGTGTGGTTTTCGAGAATATTTTGGGATATTTATTATATCAATATAAAGGAGTTTTTTTTTCGATCGAAAATCTCCTTCCGAGAAACAAATTTCAATGAATTCCTTGTAATATCCGATAAATGGATCCATTCTCAGTACCCTGTATTCTGAAGATATTCTATTGATTTGTGCAAGCTTTGTGTCTTGCTTTCTTACTGTTTTCATTTTTCCTCCATTAGTTTTTTATATTCAGGAGATGCTTCCATACTTTCCTGAATGGTTTGTATGTCCTTGAATATCAGGGACGAAAATAATATCGTTCTGATTTCCTTAATCTTAAGGATAAGATTTTCGATCTTTTCAAACTTTTCAAAGTCGTTAAGACATTTCATCTGGTCACCTCCTGAAACTCGGTTTTGGATGATTTAATATCGTCCAGAATACAGGCAACCTCTTTTTCCTCGAGAGAGACCTTGTCTCCGGCGTATTTATCCAATTCCACAATTAACTTGCGGAAATTCCTGATGATTTTTTCTCGTGGTGATAGTGTTTTTTTAGGTTTTGTCATCTTGACTCCTTATATCCTTGATTTTTTAGATTATTAATAAATGAAGATAGATGAATTTTATTCTTAAAAATAGCAATATCAAAAAAATTGCTACCGTCTTTATGCTTTTTATTCCCATCGTGATAACAAACAACATATTTACATCGATCAATATTGTATTGGATATAATATGTTTTCATTTCTCCCCCTTCTTCAAGAACCTTTCCAGCAGTTCCTGAACAATATGCGATTGTTTCAATCCGTGAAGTCCGCAATAAGCACGAAGCCTGTGGATTGTTTCCAACGGCAAACTGAATGTTACAACTTGCCTGATCTCTTTTTCTTCTCTCATTTTTCCTCCTTATTTTTCCCTGTTTTCAGGGTTTTTTTATAGCGACAACTTGATCGTCAAAACGGCATTAGTAACCGTTTTTAGACCATTTTTTCCAAATTTTATAAACCATTGAAGAGTTCCATTTCTTCCGGTTCTTATTGTTCCGTTCTCCGTAATGACTTCATAATCTCTGAAACCGTTAGCAATCGCATACGATTTCAGTTTTTCTGTCTGGGCTTCGATTGACTGACCTTTTTCGGCTTGATCTACAGTCGAAACCCTGCAATATAATATTGCTTTCATAGTTTCCCCCCTTAAATTTTCTGGACAGAGACGATTAAATTGTGAGCATTTGCGAATTTATATGCTTCAATATTATCTGAAAAATACATTAAATCCATAAACACACCATTTAATCTGCTTTCCCAATTTCTGAAAATAAACATTACAAATTTCTTTTGTTTTAACATTTTTCCCCCTATTTTTCTTAAATTTTCCCCAGTTTTTTCGTTCCCTATATAGAACGAATTATCAGGAAAATTCACTTTTTAAATCGATTTTTTGGACAAAAAAAAAGACAAACCACCTTCCAGGATATACATGGATCATAGTTTGTCTTGAAAAAATTATTTCAAAACGATAACAAAAAATATTGCTACCAGATCAAATAACCGAAATTCGCCCATTCAGCACGAATGTGCAAAGCCTCAAAACCATCAATATCATAATCATTATTTTCTGTGACATAGACAATGTTTGCTTCCAGTTCAGGAAAATTATCCTGAGTGAAAATCAAAGCATCAAGAAGATATTCGCTTGGATTTCCGCGACTTTGCCATTCGTAATCTTCGTCAATCCTGGTTTCAGGATTTGCAATATCATTTCCAATCTTATCCAGGATCGGAGCATAACGCTCCATTCTGTAAGTTCGCTTGCAGGGAATTCCCAATGAAAGACACTTTTTCAGATATTCACTTCCATTTTTCTCAATCCAGCATTTCATTTCAGAAAAGAATTTTTCCTTTTCAATTTTTTCTTTTTCCTGCTTTTCCTTTTCAATTTTTTCCAGTCCCTTGCGATATTCGATTTCACGACTTATCGCAAGTAAAAGATTGTCTTCTGTTTCGATAAGAAAATCAAGATCGCAGCGAAAAACAAGGTGAATATTGTCAGCCTTATCAATGTAACTACCAGGTGCATTGATAAGTTTTTCCATTGTGCTGCTAGAAAAATCCTGAACATCATAAGAATGAAAATACTTTTTAAAAAATCGCTCTGATTTTTTTTCTTCAATTATTCGTTTTTTTCTGAGATCATCCTTGATATTATAAGATATTGAAACTTCCATTTTTTCCTCCTAGATTAATGAAATTACACTAATCTAATGAGATATGATGAAAATCAGTCTCTTATTCGATTTATCACTCTATGCGACTGAAAAGAACGAAAAAACTCAAAATGAGCCTTGAGGGAGACACCGAAAAGATGTCTCCTTGCAAGGATCATTAATCAGACTTATAAATAACATATTTGTAAGTCTCGATCGGCAGTTCAACAACAACCTTAACTTCACTTATATCCGGCATACTGGGATGGCTGTAAGTGAATTCCGAATATTCATTGTGGCTCATTATCCGAACCGCTCCACTGTTATGAATGATCTCAATGTAAGATTTCATAACTCCTCCTTTTTATTTACAAAACAAGCAAATAATATCCCCACATCCTGTCAAGTATTTATTTATTTATTTTTGCAAGAAAACAAAAATATAACTAAAAAAGTATAACATAACTATAAGATTACCAAAAACTCTTGACAAAAATATAAATATAATCAATGAAAAATTAGAGGTGAGAATATGAAAAAGAAAACTCCGGAAAAGTATATCAGACCTTCTGTCAGCACAAAACAAACATCGTGGAGAAAAGATATAATCACAAAAGACTTCTGGGAATACAAAGGATCGTTCAGACAATTCTGTGAGGAAAATAATTTGCCCTACGGATATATGAGAAATTTAATAAAACCAAGCAAAAAATACGAAGCGTTGCGGAAAGCAAGCGATACGATGAACGGCACTCTTGCGGTCTATACGCAGATTCAGGCGGAACAAATAGCAAAGGAAAACGCGATAAAATTATTAGCTTCTCAAGGTATGCAGATCGAGGGAAATCAGAAAATAGTAGAACTTCAGAACAGACTGATTGACGAACTTACTTACCTGAAAAGCAGGTTGCTGAAAGGAAAAATCACAAAGTCAGAATTCGATGAAGCCTTTGACACTGCGATCTCAAGGTCAAAACTCATCTCCGCAACTACAAAGAACATAGCAGAGATTACCGGAAAGAAAATTGAAATGAAATCCCAAGTTGATAAGCGTATCCTGAAGATCACAGCAGATGCTCGAGAACTGGCAGAAAGCGTCTTCCCAAAGTCCGAGATCGAAGGACGGGAAGGGGATGAATAGGCAAGGCTTGTGTGTTTATATATATAGTGTTTGTCTGTATCTGTAAATTTTCAGATGAGATAAATTCAAAAAAAAAAGTAAAAAAAAATAAAAATAAAAAAAAATAAAAAAAATTTTTTCACAAAATGTTTACATTTATTTGACTATTATCAAATAGTTTGCAGAGAAACTATTTATTAATAATTTTGGTTTTTTTTCAAATCTTTCAGTAGTGTAATCTTATTATTATATAGATAAGATACAAGAAAAGACAATTTTTTTATTTAATTTATTTTATTATGGGGGTTTACGCAATTTTAAAACATTTCAGTAGGTGAAAGGAAAGGGTCGATTTTCTTTCAGTAGGTTTAATGTTTTTTGGGTTATGTTTTGTTCAAAAAGTTACATAAGTTAAAGAAAACAGTTGACAAACATTTCATTATTGAAATTTTGGTTACAGATATTTATTATATTTATTGTTGGAATTTTTATGAATAGAGGGGTAACTCGATGTGTCGAAGTGTAAAATTAAGAGAAGTGTCTATTATTATGAGTCTGTTAATAAGAAAAGAGGAATTATTGATGGTGGATATTTTACGAAGAAGGATATATTTTCGCCGAAGTGGAGGTTTATAAAGATGAATGTAGCGAGGAGTAAGCCGTTTAAGACGAAGATATTCAATTTATATTTTTTAGAATTGTATCCTTGTTTAGAGTATCAGACTAACAGGTTGGTAAAGACAACGGAGAAGAAGAGGTTTAACATTCCGTTAGTGAAGGGAGATATTCCTATAATTTTGGAGGTATCTTCTGTTACTGCGTGGCGTTTTTTACAGGAGGCGGATAAGTTGAATATCATCAAGTATGATAAAGATGACAAGTGTTTTTATGTAAATCCTGATATAGTAATAAATGGTAGTGAGGTAAGTGCTGGTGTCTGGGATTTATTTAATGGCAAGAAAGAGTTAGATGAAATGGAGACAGGGATAAATGAATAAATTAGAATATCGTAATTATTTAAAATCTGAACATTGGCAGAAATTCAGGAAGATGGTGAAGGAGAATCTGGAACATAAATGTATGGACTGCGGAGTGGTATCTGATCAATTAGATGTTCATCATCTTAATTATAATAATCTCTGGAACGAATCTTTGAATGATGTTATTCTTGTTTGCCGGAAATGTCACGAGAGAAGGCATAAGAAGGCAAGAATGAGATTTGTTAAGATGAATACATCAAGATTAAAGCCATTCAAGGAGAAGATAAGTTCGAGGATAGTTCATTACAAGGATCGTTATCGTTATGTTCGCAGTTTTAAGGGTCTTGATCCGGAATACAGTTCGTTTTATCTTTACGGTATATTTTGTAAGTTAAGTAAGATGACTGCTCGTTATATTAATTTAATAGTAATTTTGAAGAGGGGGAGATTAGAGCCGGCGAATCAGCAGGATTTAATAGAGTATTTTGGTATCAGTAAGGGGACGATGGACAAGTTTATGAAGGAGAGTTATGCTGGTGGTTATATTCGTCGGGTCAATGTTTCGGGGTTGAAGGGTTATGTGATCAATCCTGCATTTGCTTATGATGGTCATGGAGTTGATGCGATTCTTTATAGTATATTCAAGGATGACAAGAATTTTATGAAGGATATATCTTCCAGTGAGATTGACAGGTTTGAGTTAATAGAAAGAAACAGGGAAAAATGAACAAAAGAGAATATCGTAATTATTTAAAGTCAAAGCATTGGCAGAAATTCAGGAGATATCGGAATGGATAAATCTTATAAATATACTTTAATGTGTGAGAAAGCAGGAGAAATTCAGAAAGATCACATATTTGAAGATGGAGATTATTTTGCTAAAAATATGAGCAACTGTGAGGATAGAAATGATTTATTTGTAGAAGAAGAAGATTATTATGAAGATGATAAACAATACAGAATTGAGCAGAGAAGGGTTTTGCTTTATTTTGATTGCAGTGATGAATATTATATGTATGATACAACCGGTGCTATTTGGTTGCCGAGACAAGATCAGTTGCAGAATATGATCACAAAAAAATATTTTGGTAGTATTGCTATATTTGAAGAATTTTTCAGATTTTTTGATGAAAATTGGGAAGATATTAATTTTGATTCAGCGGAACAGTTATGGTTGGTCTTTGTAATGAATGAAGAATTCGGGAAGCAATGGTCAGAGGAGAAATCGAAATGGATGGGATTATGAAGAGGGATAAATTATTCAAGCAACCGGAACAGCCCCTCGTAACTGCTACCAGATTCACTAATGAAGCGGACAGAATAAAATACCTTGAGGGGGTGAAGGCTAATCCTCTGATGTTCTACTGTCCTAATGGTGCGAATGAGAACTTGATAAAAACTTTTGCTGATAGTGTAAGCGAGTCTAAAGCCCCGACAATTTTTGTTACTTGTGCGAATGGAATAGGAAAAACTACCTCTACTTTCCATATTATATGTAATATAGTCAATAAGCCTCAAAATGGCTGGTTTGACTATCCTATCTTCTGGAATTTTCCTTTCCCTAAGCTGATATGGTATTGCACCAGACCTAATATGCTGGTCAATAAAATGAAAGAATTGTCTGATATGCTTAAAGTTCAGGAAGAGGATATAAGATACAATGAGACGGAAAACATATTGGACAGGCAGGAAATAGAAACAAGGAAACTGGGAAAAACTTATATCTCTGAAATTTATAAGAATGGTTTTACTGTAAGAGGATATAGTTATAAACAGAATCCGGAAGAATATGAAGGTGAAAATGTTGGTCTGATAATTGATGATGAACCTCCGCCTGAGCAGATATATAAAAGACAAAAATGGCGTAAGAGAATGGGCGGGATATTACTGGTTATAATGACGGCTATCGATATTGAATCCTATGTTATAGACGAAATAGAGAAATGTTCAAAGAAGAATAAAAGCGGGAGAAAAACGCATTACTATGTAACTGCCGACCTATACGAAGCGTGCCAGAAAAGAGGAGTAAGAGGACATCTTGATCCCGACATTGTTGACGATATGGTCGAAGATTGCGATGAAGATGAAAAAGATGCTCGTGTCTATGGTAAAGTTGGATATTCATCAGCGTATATTTACCCCGAGTTCTCTCCTGAAATCCATTGTGTTACTCCCACCGCAAAAGGTTTTGAAATTGCCGGAAAGGAATATGAAATACCGGCAGGAAGTATTTTGAAGATGGTAAATGACCCCAAAGACGGCAAATCTGATGCTGTTATCTGGGGGTGGGTATTTCCTAATGGAAGAAAATTTATTGTTGCCGAATATCCCTTTGAGAAGAAACAACATTACTGGAATATGAAAAAATCCGTTTCTGTTGATGAAATGGTGAAAGACTGGTGGCGACTGGAAACAAATAGAGGCTGGAAAGTATCAAGAAGAATAATGGACAGAAGGTTCGGCTGGCAGTCAAGAGGATTTAAGAATGAACAACAGAGATACCTGTATCAAATCTATATGAGTTCCGCTGCTCAACTCTCCGAAGAAGTCGGCGACCCATCTATTAATTTTGATTTTATTAAAAGTTACAGTTCTTCTCACCCCGAAGGAGAAGTCGCATATAGACACAAAATTGTCAAACAACATTTGGCAATACAACCAGATGGATTACCTAATTTATTGATAGCCAACACCCTATTTCATACTCAAGATGGTCTGAAAAACTATAAGAGAAAACTTGAAATGGGAGTAAGAGGAGAAATGGTAGCATTGACGGATACGGTTATTATCCCTAAATATACTGATTTTGCCGATGTTGTTGGTTATTTCTGCTGTGATGGTCTATCAGCGGAAAAACCGAAGAAGAAAAATAATTGGAAACGAAGAAAAGGAGATGAAGGATATAATATCTTTTCAACTTTTTAGGAGGAATGATGGATAACAAAACAGCAATTCAGTGGTTAAAGAAAAACGAAAGATGGTTAAAATCATTATTAAATAAAAAGAATATAATTAAAGAAAATAATAATGATAATAAGCAAGAATTTGCTGTTCAGTATCGTGGAAAAGATAGAAGACAAATTAAGATAAATGAACATTATTGGGATATTATAAGATGTTTGATTTTTGGGCATAAAATTGTTCCTACAGAAAAAGAATTGAAACTTAATCAAATAAGTTTTTATCCTTTAGCATTGGACGGATTTTATACTATATACAACAGACTTCCTACAAAAAAAGATAAAATTAAAATTTATGTATTTAATTTTATGAAGGAAGAAGTCTGGTATTCTGGATTTAATAAGAGGCAATTAATAAAAAATGGAATTATTAGCAGTTTTGTTCGGTGGGAATTTGATGTTGGAATTGCATCATAATATTTTTTAAATTTTAAAGGAAGGAAAAATGAAAGATAGATACAATAGAAATCACCCCTCAAAATATGAAATTCATAATCCTATCTATATCAACGGAGAGAAGCAAAGACGAAAATACAATAAAGAAATTACTAAATGGGCAGTTAAAAGAAAAATATTGTTCGACTCCGTTTACGGTATGGTCAATATCGTGGAATGGATGGAGAAAGAGAAGGAACGGATAAATGCCAAACCCGGCAAAAAAGTCGATATAATAACAGATTTTGCCGGAGAAATATGTCTCTGCTATATTTAAGGAGACAAAAAAAACTTGACAGAAAAATAATTGATAAAAGGAGATAACTTTGTGAAAAAAGAGAAGAAAAGAATTAGTATGCAGGAATTCAGATACTGCATTCCTGTAAAGAAAGATGAATATGAGGATTACTGGCGGTCAACTACACTTTACAGCAATGGAGAACAATTATGGGGAACAACAAGCATCTCTTTTCAGGCGGGTAAACCTAAATTGTTGGTTATGCAGGATAATAATGAAAAAATCTTACAGACTTTTGAGTTGAGAAAAGAAAAAAAATAGTTCATAAGATTAGATAAGGTTAGTTAAACTTAACCGGTAGAAATAGATAACACCGGAAATCATCGGAGTAATATCCGAAGTTTCCGGTGTTTTTTTTGTTAGGTAAATTTATGGAATATATAAAGTTTTTAGAGAAACAGGAAAAGATTGAACCTGCTAATATTCAAGAATATTTTCAGGAAGCACAAAATGACCGTGCTTCCGAATGGGAAGAACAAAGTCAGGAAGCGTGGCGTATTCGAGAAGGAAATTTGCCATTAAGTGAATCCCTTGATAATATTAAAAATTATAAAGGTAAATATTATGTAGATAACTGGATCAAGAAAGCAATGACTTGGCGAATATCCCACCAGATAGGTGGAGATGTTTATATTGATGTTGAATCCTCTGATGGAACTATATCTCCCGATATGATACTAATGGAGAATGAAATAAACTTTTCCTTTCTTCAATTTGATTATATTACAGAAAGAATGAAGGTTGTTGCCGATAGAGAATGGGTCGGATATGGTGTTTCGGAACAGATATATAATACCAGAAGAATAGATAATTATTGGAAAACAGGAAAACCGCAAATCAGACATATTGACTCTAGAAATGTATGGTTCAAGGCAACTGATTCAATGTGTAGAGATATTAGTCGTATCTTCGTATGTAATGCTGTTCCTACTGATGAACTTAAAGAAAAAGTAGCAGAAATAGACCCCGAATTAGCAAAAGAGATAACAGAAAGCACCGGTTGTATCTATCAGGGAAATTCCAAACAATACAAGAACCTTACTAATGTTGTTACCTATCAATACAAGAAAACTAAGATCGTAAGAAAAAGAGAAGCTCAGTATGGAGAAGATGTTTGGTATGCTTTCGATGACGAAGTAAAAGATATTGAAAATAATAAAATTGAAATTCCTGAAGGTGTCTATATCTCTCCCGACCATATAGAAGTTGAAGAAGACCTCTGGTATCAAGTTATATGGCTTCCTGATAATAATATTATGCTCCCTCAAGGGAATAAAAAAGATAACACGAAAATTAAATATATAGGAAAAATACCTTCTTATCAGTTCTATCCAAATAAGGAAAGAAGTGATTCCTGCTACCCCTTTGGCTTACCGTATGACCTTAAAGATGTTCAGGAAATGAGTATATCGCTGATGACTTCCCTTGTTTTCCAAGTTGCAAAAATGAATAAACCAACACCGGAAGTTTTCCCCGAAGCATTAAAAAATTATGACCAGTTCATTATGAACCACTGGAAACTCGATGCTGTAGCAGAAAAAGACCCTGAATTTTTTGTTAAATATCCGCACATCTCACCGGATAAAGTTGTTACCTATAAGAATGTCCCGATAAATGCACAAGTCTATATGGTCTTACAGGAGATGATAACCAATATTACAAAAACCTCAACTGGTTCTGTAGATTCTTCAAGAGGAGAACAACAGTATTCAGGGCAGTCTGGTGTATTAGCTGCACAACTCCAGATGGCATCGCAGGTGTTTCTCTTTGGCGACACTGTATATTATAAACAATATCTGAAAGATACAGCCAACTGGCTGAAAGAATCGATTCTGAAATATCGTAACTATGAACATAGAATAATTGGCGGAGATGAGCAGGGAAGAAGGATACCGGTTGAAGTTCCGGCTGGAACTTACGAAGAAGATAAGTATGTATGCGTTCCTTATGTAGAAAATTCACCTGAAATGGTTAAACAGGCAAGGAATGAGAGACTGACTCAGCTATTTACCAGTGGTATGCTCGACCCTCTAACATATTTCAAGGAAACAGATTTAGCAAAGAATCCTGAACAAATGACCGAAAATGTATTAAGGCATCAGGGTCTATTGAACATTAAACAGGCAATGGATAATAACCCTGAATTAGAAGAACAATTTAACCAGTTAATAGAACAATCAATACAAAATAAAAAGGCAACTCAATGAGTCCTTGAGGAGTAAAAAATGGAAGAAAAGAAAATAGAAGCGGGCAATCTTGACCCGGAAAACATCGAAGAAACAAAAATTGGCAAAGTAAAGGTTGGTGATAAAGAATATCAGGCGACTGCCCATAAAATGAAAGATGGTTCTCTGAAAATTGAAGTCCCCGAAAGTCTTAATGAAAAGGGGAAAGAAGATGAATTAGAAGCGTTCTTAAATAAAAAAGGCGAAATTTCGTCCTTATTCGGAATTGCCAATAAAGAAAAATACGAAGCCAATCTCAAACAAAAAGAATTGGAAGAAAAGGAGCGAAAGTTAAATCAGCGTGAAGCTGAACTTGAAATGAGAGCCAATTCTAAGAAAGCTCAAAATGATATACCAAGTCTTGAAAGTCTGGTAATGAAAAAACTCAATCTTAATGACCCCGAAGAGCTTGATGATATTTCAAGAAGTGAATATCTGAAAGCTAATGATTGGGCAATCATGGAGCAGAGAAAGATCATTGAAAAGAACGAAAGCGAAAAGATTGGTCAGCAGACATTGATTACGAAATTTATTAACGGTGGCGGTGACTATAACGCTCTTGTTACTTTTGCTAACCAGCTTCAAGCTCCTATAACTCCAACTCTGATAAATGCTTTTAATAAGCAGAACAAAACATCGGTATCTTCCGCTTTTCAGAATTTGAAGGAAGTGCAGAAACAACAGATAGATTTTATAACTCCGTCTGGTGTAGTTCATAAAACTAATAAAAGTAAAGCGTTTGCCGATGGAATACTCAATATAGCAAATAAGAAACTGCTATAGAAGGAGGAAGTATGGCTTGGTCGCCTACAATAATCGAAGGTGCGAGAGGAACTGCTCAAACTCATTTACTCGATGGAATTAATTCGAGGAGAGGGTTTTCTTTTGATTCACAACTTACACAACTCGTTCCTAATGAAGCACCTTTCTTAAGCACACTACTCAAATATAAGAGGATAAGTGTGAATGACCCTGATCATAAATATCAGGAACACAGACCAGCGTGGCTGGACGATAGATATGTTAGTCTTGGTGGATCAATAACCTGTTCAGGTGGTTATGGAGGAAAAACACACACTGTAACAGTAACAAGCACAGAATTACTATCAGGAGCAGATTCAACACCTGCTCAAAGATATATCTTCCAGTTAGTTGATGCAGATGATCCGTCAAAATATTGTAATTTCCTGCTTTATGAAATTGCAAGTGATACATCAATAAAATTACTGCAATTAACTGATCTTCCCGGATTCAATGGTGCTTCCGGCGATAAATTACATATTATCGGAACAGCATTTGCCGAAGGAACAGATAAAACTATAGCAACCTATGATAAAGTAGATATTAAATGGGCAAGTTGTCAAATTTTTAAGACTCTTGTTCAAGCTTCAAGAACTACTATGAAAACTTGGGTTGCTGGCGGGAATGAATGGGAAAGACTGCACGCTGAAGCTGCTGTTACTCATAAAGTTGATATGGAAAGAGCATTCTTATTTGGTTCTCGATGTATCAATACATCAGATCAGGGATCGGATAATAATCCGTTTGGTGCTCCTGTAGCTGGGGCCCTTGACGGTGGTGGAGTTGGAACTGATACTTATCCAGTTAGAACCAGTATCTCTATTCAACAGGCTGCCGCTTGGGCGGATTCAGTTGGTATGGGAGGTTCACGACAATTCAATAATACAATGGCAAACTATACATATTTTAATTTTCTTGATGACTTGTCAGAAGTATTTGAATTTGGTAGTGAATCCAGATATTTCTTTGGCGGAAGGGGAGTTAGAACCTTCCTTAATAAAATGGCATTAAGTAAAGATACGAACATCATCATTGAAAATGATACTAATCAGGCAGGTGTTCAATTCAAGAGATTCATTACTGATGCTGGTGATCTTAATTTTGTTACCCATCCATTATTTAGAGGCGATTATGCTTATAAGATGTTTGGGGTTGATTTGAATAACATTGAACTAATGGTCTTTGATCCGACATTCGTTGAGGAAAATGTTCATACACCCGGCTATGACGGAAAAGAAGATCAGTATGTAAGTGATATGGGACTCATTGTTCACTTTCCGGAAGCTACAGTCTCTGAATTTAATTTCTTATAGGAGGGAATTATGAGTTGGTCAAAACTAACAAAAACAATTGCAGGAAATGAAAATTGGTTAGTTGCAACTGAAACTGTTACAATTACGGCAACGACAGGAGATCAGACTTCTTCTGTAATTGATTTCATTCCTTATGGTAAAGATTTCATTCTGTGGATGGATCACGCTAATACTCTTGCTGCAACAGGTCACATTGATATACAATATTCTGATTCTTCAGGAGGGACTTTTGCAGATTTGGCGACAACAGGTTTAGGAATTACAACTACTGCTCAAACTGGTTCGTCAACAGCTCGAGACTTGATAGATGTTTCTGCTAAAACTTGTTATGCTCCATATATGAAACTTAACATCGATAAATCAGCAACAATGGCAGCAACAGCTGATACGGACACTATCAAATTTACTATATTGTGCCCGCCTAATAATGGAATTGTATACTAATGAATGAGAAAAGGATTACTCCTTTAACTCATACAATCGAATTGATAGGAGAGGGGAAATCTCCTCTCCTATCAGTTGTTATCGTAGATTCTCGTAGTAAGACGGCACCAAATATGGTAGAAAGGTCAATAGAATCTGTTAGAAGACAGGACTTTGCCAAATACATAGGTCAGATTGAATTGATTGTAGTCAATAATCAAGACAGGTTTCACACAATAGGTTCTTGTTTTAATAGAGGAATTGATGTAGCAAAAGGTGAATGGATATTATTTCTTGGAGATGATGATTATATCACGGTTGATTATTTACTATCTCTTTGGTCATTTAATAATAATGTTGATAGAGGAAAAGAAAGAATCGTTGTGATTACAAGTTTTTCAACTTATGTAGATGATGAAAAAGAGAAGAAGGCATTAGTAACAAAAGCACCAATGGGAATGTATAATAGAGAATACATTTTACAAAAAAGATTT